AAAATTTCAATATAATTTCCTGAGGTAAGACCTAACAGGAATGCAAAATCTCTTTTGGTTAAATCATATTGATCTCGTCTAAACTCTAAAGCATCAGCCAATCTAACTGGTGATTTAACTTTTGTGCTGAGTAGCCTACCCATCAACTCGTCGCGCGATTCTCTTTTGTATAATTCACTCATGACTAACCTTCTATTCCGTGTAATTTTTCTATCGCCCTTGCAAACACAATAAAACATCTACTCATTTTTGTTTTTGGCATTGTGTCAGATAAACATTTTTTAATTTCATCGTCACTCAATGGCTGGCGTTGAGATGTAACTTCCTTGAAGAACTGTTCAATTTCATTTATTTTCTTAGCACCGAAATCAGCGCCAGTTGATGTTTCCCACCATCCATCATTTGAATGAATTTGTTGCTCGTCAATACCCTTTAAAATTTGTTTTAATCTGTTCATTATTAGTCCTTTTTATTTTACATTACCCATTTTTGGCTATGCTGCCCAGCTTATCGGAATGACATAACGCTGTTTGTTGCCCTGATAATAGCTGTGTCAATTTGCGCATTCCTAAATGCTTGCTTTTCATCAAACTGCTCTAATTCTTCAAGCAATGATTTTGCGTCTACTAAAGCTTTTAACAATTCATCACGTAGATTTTTAAGTTTATCATTCTCCGTCATCAAGTTTTCTATAATCCCTAAACTTAACTTGTTTGATTCCAACAGCCTTTTGTAATCTGCTAGTAGTTCTCTTTCGTCATAACTCATTTCTTATCCCCTTCTAATTGCAGCATGTATTCATCAAGTTTTTTGTCGATGATTTTGTGAATCTTACTAGCGGTTTCGGATTGAATTGCTTCTTTGCCAATATGTGCGCCAGCCATCATGTACATCGTGCGTTCACTAGGTAATAAAGCGGAAACAAGTGCCAAAACAAATGTTGCAATAGCCAGCTTGTTGCAAGTATTGACCATTTCTTTTTTACGCTCCGACTCATAGCAATCATCGATTACTACATATAGTCCATACCCTGCTACACACATAAAAAAGATAACGGCGGCTACTACGATTACTTTTTTGATGTCACCCGCCACACTGGCTAAGTAAATAAATAGCTCGATACTCATTACTCATCTCCTTTTTTGGCGCACTCTTTTTTCCACAAAACTTCATGCCCAACACCGATCTTTTCCACGCATTGTTGCAGACCGTTATTAATAGCAATACGATCTAAACTTTTAGACAAAACCAAATCCGTTATCCCGACAACAGACATGCCAACAATAAAAAACACAATTATTTTCTCCATTACTTACCCCCATTACAGAATTTACCGGCCTTCTTAGCAGCTTCGCGCACTTCGCTATTCGCGTATAAGTTTGTTGAAATTAAAATAAGCAATAATAGTTTTTTCATCGTTTAAATCTCTCGATTTCTTCGTTAGTTAGAGGCATAAATGATTCAGGAGTTGGCGGTTTTTTATAAAATAAAAACATACTATTGTTGTGGATACTTTTAACCAAAATCCCATGCTCATGTATGTTTTCATACCATTCAGGTTCTTCTGGTTTGATGCGAAATTCCATACCTGCTGCATCCCATTCCGGGTTTTTTGTTGTAGTCCAGCCAAACTGACCCCAGCTTCTTCTGGATTCAATCTCAGCGCCTTCGGCCCAAGCATGAATAAGGTCTGCGTGTATGTGTCTTGTCATCGTTTAAATTTCTCCCGTTGTTGTGAATATTTTTTAACACTTAAATCTTTTGCTTCTGCAAAATTTCCGTTTTTTAAAATAACCTCGCCATTAAATTCAACTTTTACAGCTGTAGGCTTTCCAAACGCTTTATTTAACTCGATTAAAATTGAAGCTATTTCAGGCGTTTTTTCTTGACAGTCCTGCCATTGGGCTATCTTTTTGTTTTTCTCGTCACTAGCAAGCTGCAATCTTCTATTTTTCGCCTTATCTGCTAATGCTTGTGACTTATCAAGCAAGTTATTCGTCATCGTATTCATTTTTCATCAAATCTTCCCACCGCATTGTTTGTTTATCAAAATTACACAATATTCTTGCTGAGCTTTCGCCGTGTCGATTTTTTTCAACCAAAATTTCTGCCGGTGCGTTTTCGTCATCATAATCTCGATGCAGCATAATTATTTGATCGGCTTCTTGCTCAATAACTCCAGAATCTCGCAAATCGGACATTATCGGTTTTCGCTGCGCCGCTTGCCGATTTAACTGGGCCAAGACCATAACAGGAATGTCCAAAATTCTTGCGACATTTTTTAAAGCCGTCACAACTTCACCAACATCCTGAACTTGATTTCCGGTTGGCTTGCCAATCTTTACCCGCGTCAAATAATCAATCACGATAAAATCAATTCCGCCGTCAATCATCCACGCCTTACTTTGCAGCAATACGTCATGCGCAGTCATGTTTGGCTTATCACAAATGCGCAATGGCAAATCAACTAATCGATTTATCGTTCCAGTTAATCGCGTCCAATCAGTGTCTTGTAAGTCGGCATCCCTGAGTTTGTGAGCAGCAATTCCAGAATCAGCGCTTGTTATTCTCAGCATTACTTGTTGAGCCGACATCTCTGTTGAAACAAATCCAACGCGATTACCGGATTTTATTGCGTTCATTATCACGGACAATGCAAAAGCGGTTTTACCAACGCCCGGCCTAGCACCAACAACAATCATGTCAGACGGGTGCAATCCTCCAATAATGCCGTCCAAATATCTAATCCCAGTTTTTAACCCAATACCGCCCTTATCTCTAGCATCAAAAGTTTCTTCAAGTTTGTCGAGAAAAACCGCCATCGCATCCTTGATGGTTAAATTATTTTTTGCGGCCTGATTGGTAGCGGCCATCAATGTTGACTGCATTAATGCGCTAACAATATCGTCAATTTTTTCTCCACCGTTTATTTCAGAAATAGCAGTTTCTAATGCCTGCTTAATCTGGCTGGCTTTTTCTAGGCTCTGCAAATAATTCAAATACGTCTGCATATTAGCCAGCGATCCTGATCCGTGAATAAGCAACTGGCTAATTTGTTTCAGTGATTCTGGGTTTTTAATGTGCTGGCTAATTGTCAACATATCCACATCAAGGCCGCTAGCCGAAATCTGGTTGATAGCAACAATCACTTCCCGCCACTTGGAAAACCATTCGGGCCTAATATCAAACTTCAGCGCACATTCAGGATTTCTAAGCAAAACAACAACAACAGAATCTTCACAATTAATTTTTTGCTGACTCATTTTAGCCGCCATATGTTTTGTATCTGCGCTGCTCTGGATTGTCGCGTAAATGTTTTACAAACACAGGCAGGCTTGGCGGAAACTTCTCGCCAGAATCAATGACGGCCTGAATAGCTCGCTCAATTTCCAACGTGGTATATTTTTGCAATTGCTTGGCCCACTCAATCTTGCTTGCTTTCAATGATTCTTGCGTGGGAAAACTCTGCAACCACGCTTGATTGTAAATCCCTATCATTCGGTAAAACAGAATATCCACCTCCTGCATTGCTTCTTCGTGATTCAATTGCTTCCTTTGCTCTACCAAAAATTTCGGACGCCGCTCCAATTGCTGTTGCGTGTTTTGATTCATAAGCACTCCCGTTGTTAATTATTAAATCATTGTTCCAGCTTTCGTTGTTTAGCCATGTTTTTGGATGTTTCTGAAATTGCTTGTCGGTTATTGTTTTTGCGTACTGGCTTGCCGCATAAATTATTTTTGACGCCAAATCATCATCAGGATTTATTTTCGCCCAAACCTTCTCGCAACTCTTGCGATCAATCTTTTTGTCGTACACATCCCAAAACTGCTCAAAATTCGCACAAATGTTTTTATTCTTTAGTTCTTTTATTCTTATATTCTTTAGTCGTGTACCTTCCGCTGTACCTTCAGATGTACCTTCAGCTGTACTTTCAGCTGTACCTTCAGCTGGTTGATTGTCTTGAAAATCACTGTAATTACAAATAGTTATGATGCTTGTTAGATGGTTGCTAGCTATGGAAATCATACCGTCTTTTTTTAGCAGTTCTAAGTAGTGTCGAATTTTGTTTCTTGACCACCCCCATCGCGCTTGCAAAACCTCTTGTGAAACAGCTAGTTGACCGCGATCACACGAAATAACCTGCCCTTTTAGCATAAATTTTTTCGGCTCAATATTGGCCATCATTAACAAATCAATCCACGCTAGTGTTTTTTCAGGCTCATCAAAACTGAACACCCAATGCTTCTGAATATCTCTGTGTAATTTGATCCATCCAGACATCAGATTCCAGCTGTTTTCAAGAACGCTATTATTTTTTGCACATCGTCATAAGTTGGACGAGACGCTCCGACAGCTATATTTCTCAAAACCGAATAATTCATTCCGGTTGCCTTAGCCACTTCAGTCAACTTAAATGGCTTTAGCTTCTCTCTTATTTGCTCAATATCCATTAATATTTTCCATTAAAGTAAAATTTGATTATACATAAAATTGAAAAAATAATAATTTTTTTATTAATTGAAAAAAATTGTTTGACAATAATTTAAAAATTATTACAATGAAATTGTATCAAATTTATAGCGATTGCCGGGGATTGGCTATACAAAAGCCGGGAATGCAGGGTTATCTAAGTTACATAGTGAGCTTATTCCGATAATGCCAAATTAGTTTGATTTTTGGCATTATGATGACTGCTGTATTTACGTTAGCATAAGCATTGCTTTGTTTTGCTAAACTGGAACCGTAACCAGTATCATCACGCATGGCGATTTTATAAGACTTTAACGAGCGCCTACGAGAAAAGTGTAGGTATAGTCGCCAGCCGTGATGGTTATAGTGGGATGCTGACCCACCAATGCTAAGCAAGACAGTTGCAGAGGGTCATGGCCTCAGTGGGGCTTGCAAGCCAGAGATCAGCACTGGCAACCATCATCACAGCTTGAAAAAACAACCATCCCATTTATTAGGAAGATTTTATGAATGACAACCACATTGAACAAGAAATCCAAGACAAAGGTTTAACAGCTCCGCGCGTAACGCCTGCGGATATTGAAAATAACATTGTCCATGAATACTACTTTACCGCCAGCCAAGGCGCGCAAAAAGCCCACAATGAAAGCCAATCGCCGGAGATGCTTTTTATTCACAACTCTTTGCCATTACTAACTTTTTGTGTGCTGGTATTAACGAACGGGTTTACCGTCACTGGTGAGAGCGCATGTGCCAGCCCTGAAAACTTTGACGCTGAGATTGGTAAAAAAATCGCGCGTCAAAACGCAATCAACAAGGTTTGGCCATTAATGGGTTATGCTTTAAAAGAAAGTTTGAGCGCAGCTAAATAACACAGGACATTGCTTTTGGGCTGACAGCTTGGAAAGACAAGCACCATGACGCATATTGATTAAAGGGCCTGAAGCTTAAGTGGTATAAGCAGCCAGCTCATAACCGGAAGATAGGGGGTTCAAATCCCTCTCGGCCCACCAATCAATATTCGTGGTGGTTAGGCAAAATTATTTACCGCGCGGCTTACTGTGACTGTCGCGTGGATGAGCATAACTAACCGAGCCTAGCCATCAACCAACAAATTATTTAAAAATTTTATGGATCAATCTATGTACCCACGTCGAGCTAAACAAAAAATTATAAAAATAAACTGGGATAAAATTTTTGAAGATTTGGTTATGTCAGGCTGGAATTTAAAAGAAATTTCAGATGTTACGGGCATTAGCCACCATTCACTTAGATTTTTTTGCAAAAATAGGCGCGATATACCTGAGCAATTCAATCAAGCCATTGCATTAGTTGATCTTTATTTGTTAGCCACTCACAAAACAAATTTGCCGACACTATGAGTATTGAATTTACAAAAAAAATATTAAAGCTAACTATAGAGCTAGATCAAACATCAGATTATTGGAGCGAATACGATGTTCCTATCGGAATCAAAGAAAGGATACTTGATGCAAAAACAGACTGTTTAAACGAAATAAAGGCTGAAATTGCATCGTTAGAAAAACAGGCTGATTTTTTGGCTTTTCATTCTGGAACAAGGAAAGATAGCAAAATGATGGAGCAAAGTTATGCGATTCGTGAAGAAGCTGGGTTACTAGAGCAATGGCTAGACGGTGTGTTGTATGAATGAAAATATTGAATTTGGACTAGCTCTTTTGCCAAATAAGCAAATGACATCTAATGTGTACGATGCCTATGAAAAAGGTTATCAACAAGCATTACGGGATTGTTATTCTGAAAATCCAGTTGCATACATGTATGAACAATCTGCCGGAGAATTTTTTATGCAAAAAACATTGTCATTTGGCAAGGAAGAAAATTTTTCTGGAAAATTAACGCCGCTGTATCAATACCCAATTCCAATAAATTTTTGCACTAGATGCGGAAAAAAAGTTTTTCACCCTAATTTGATTCACACTTGCACTCCGCCAGATACAACAAATACCAGTGACGATACCAATGATTTTCCTGCTTAATTTATAGCAACAAGATTAAATATGATAAGAAAAAGACATACTTTTAAATCAAGTACATTATCTGAAACTTTATGGCTTCATCGGTGCAATAGAATTGGCCAATTTGATCCAATTCCAAGCCGGAGAGAAGCTGAAATGGCCTTTATAAAAAGAATAGATCGCAATAATAAACACACCATGGGAGCAGACTAGATGATTCGATATTCAATAAAACAGTTTTGGCGAATGAATGAGTCAAATAATGGCGAATGGGTAAGCTATAAAGACGCTCAAGAAGAAATTGAACGATTAAAAGCAAAAAATGAAGCAATTTTTAGGCAATTTAATGCTTTATATGATTTGAATGAGCAAAACCAAAAAGAAAAATGGAGTGCTAGAAAATTAAATTGGTTTTTGCGGCAAAGAATTGCTGTTTTGGTTGCAGTTTGCTTTTTCTGGTTTTTTTATGCAGCAATCAGGCTGGTGCTTTGGAGTTTTGGCCTGTGATTAGCATTATTGTTTGCACGGATGAAAATGGCTTGTTTGCTTACAATAATAATTCTTTAGCGCCGCCAAATGGCGATTTAAAGCGATTTAGACTAATTACCAGCGGCCATGTTGTGATAATGGGAAGGACGACATGGGAGTCATTGCCTGTTAATCCATTGCCAGACAGGGAAAACATTGTTGTTACTCGTTTAGCAAACCATACCGATCAGCATGATAACTTAACATATTGCCAAAGCCTTGTAGATGCAATACAAACTGCTATATCAGAATGGCCGTGGAAACAAATATTTTTAATTGGTGGCGAACAGATTTACAACGAAGGTTTGTTTTTTGCGGACAGAATTCTAAGAACAGTTATACATCATAAAGTTCCTGAAAATTGTATTGGATTTGATCCGCGCTATTTTCATATTCCAAAAGAAGGTTGGTTACTGACTGCTCAAAAAGATTATGGTGATCATCATGCTGAGGTTTACGAAAGATGTTAGCGCTACAAGTTAAAAAGCTTCCAATGCCAAAATTGCTACAGTTAAAAACAACACTAATAGAGGCCAGCATAGCTTTTGAAGCCGGTGGGCATCCAAAAGAAGTATTTAGACGCGCAAAACACAGGCAAATAGGTTTGTTAAGAAGAATTTACAAAATGCTAGAAACGGCAGATAGCAATAACTTAGCTGAAATATCAAAAATTATGAATGAATCAATTTTTGATTGAGCATCAAATTTTTAGGATAACTTAATGACAATAATGCAAATAATTGCAAATTTTGAAGATGTTATAGCTTATGGATATATAGCGCTAATGCTAATGTTTATTTGGCTAGCTTACAGATAAAAATAACGCTTGCTCAGCTTTTCTTCTTTTAACTAGCCCCGGAAGGACAATTCCATTGGCTTTATTCCAAAGCAAAAATTGATTAGCCGCGCCAGCAATGTCGCCAGCATTAAATAATCTTAATAACGTAGAGTCGCCAAGCCCTTCGGCTTTGGTATCTTCATCAATATCAAGGCCTACGTTATATGCAAATGATACTAGCGCATCAAACTGGCCTTGCGTAATTGGTACTTTTACCAGCTTTTCAACGCCGGCTTCAAATTCAGATAAATTGTAATTAAAAAATTCTTCAGCTTGTTCAATGGTAATGACTGGATCGGTCATTTTTACTTTTTTTCCATTTGGATAAATAGTAGTTCCATATCCAATTGTCGGAATTTTAGCGGGACATAAATACGGAGTTAAACTTAATGACTCTGAGCGCTTGATTAAATCTTTTCCGGCTTTAGATGTTTTCATTTATTGCAACCTTTTGGATCAACATAGCGTGAATACGCTGCTATCCAATTATCATAAATTTCTGTTTGAGCTTGTTGCACGGATAACTTTTTACCGCAAACCATGTAATGCAATCTAATTTCCAATTTATCTTTATCATAAGCGTTACATTTGCCAAAATACGGTTGTAGCATCAGATTGGATTCATGATTTGAGCCGCCAAGCCACAAATTTATACGATGATCGATCTCAAAATTACCGCTGCCATGATATATGCTCCAATAACCATCGCGAGCTTTAATGTAATCTTTAGTCCTTTGCGAAACACTTCTAATTGTGGATGTTTTTGTTGTGCAGATGTCATGTAAGTCAGTGGTTCGAATGTGATGGTCTGATAAGACTGGTTGACTAAATAAAGCAATCAATAAAACAATATACTTCATGATTTATTACCCAAGAAATGATTTGCTGCAAATCCGGCCGCAGAAACTAGCAAAGTAAGCCCAACACCTACGCCACGCCAATAACCTTGTTGGTTAGCGTTTTGCTGCAATAATTTTTCAAGATTATGGCTTATTTCAGCAATAGTTGCCGCATCTTCCTTTCTGTTTTCATTTAGCTCTCTAATTAAGCTATCAAGACGTTGCTCAACCTTTGCTAATCGGCATGCTTCATCAGGCATTATTTTATTCCGCAATTGTTGTTGATAAATTGCCATGCCATTATTGCGTAATTTGCAGACTGGTCGGCTTGGAAAAGTAATTCAGGTAGTCTTGCTGAAAATGCGGCCCAGCTGGCTTGATCTTCAATGATTCCGGAATCAACACTTGTTGACAGGGTATTTCCACTGTTTTTACTACGGGAGTTGTGCAGCCTGATAATGTCATCATGCAGGCTATTAATAGTAGTAATGCTTTGTGCATTGGCAATCTCCAATTCTGCATTTTGTCTAATGTTTTGCTCGGCAGCGGCTTTGACTTTTTCCTGAGCTATCTTTAGCGTAATTTCAGCTTGCGCATTGCTTTGCACAATTGCATTTTCAAGATTTAAAATTTCAGCCCTATCTATTTTATGGCTGGTCGCAAATCCAGCACCAAAAACCAGTAAAGCTGAAATAAGATAAGCGTATATCATTTGTCTTTAAAAGCGACGCCAATGCCGCCAGCGACGCCACTAGCCAACACTAATAGTTGAGTAACATCTTTATCTAAAAACAGCATGACAGCACCTATAATTCCAGCAACCAACCAAACCGCATTTCGCTTGGTAGATGCTTCGTTCCAATCAACGCCTAATTTCATAAAACCTCCAAAATTTAAATTAATTTTATCATGAAATTAAACATTGTTTAATTACACGTTTCCAAACATCTTGAACGCCGCAATTACTATTAAAACATAAATAAAAGCTAGTACCGGCGCCGCTATTAACATTGATATGCCAATAGCGGTTAATGAAATGCCAATAAAAAGCCAAAAAATAGTTTTAATCACTTAATGATTCTTTTGCAAATCTGCGCAGTTCTTTTGGCGCTGTTTTCATTAATCGTTGACCAGATGTTTGTTTCATAGCTTTTACTCGTTTCATGATTTGCGTCATTTTAACTTTTATTGGTGTTTCTGGGTTTTTGCGATTCCAGTTAAACAGCATTTCTTTAGCCTCTTTTACTTTGGCCGGATTCTTTTCATAAACGCCATCCGCCCACAAATCAGCAATATCAGATTCAACGGCTTTTGTCATAGCAATATCTTGCTGAACCATTCTTTCTCGTTGTTTAGGCTCAGATACTTTAGTCGGTTGCAACCCAAGCAATTTAAATAAGGCATCAGCTTCGTTTACTTTTTGTACGTTCTTGCCTTTATAATCACGATAGTAACCTGTTTGAACCATATCGAGTGCTTGATATGCATCCGCCAGTGCTTTTGGCAATGCTGCGTGCGCAATTGCTTGGGCCTTGCCAATAACGCCTTCTCTGCCTTGTGATGCGGTAAACGCTTGAACACCTTTTTGCGCTAAGCTTCCAGCAGCGCCGGCAAACTCCATTACATCTCGAGTTTTGTCGGTTTCTGATTTTTTCAGTATGGCTGTTCCCGGTATGACGTTACCAACACTTAATCGACTACCAATATCAATCGGCAAGAAACTAGATATTCCATGTAAAGCAAATTGACCAGCCTCTTTGCCAAGCATGTCATTAATAATTTTTTCCTTCCATTCTTTTGTATTGGTGTTGTAACCAAGATATTGGCCAACAGTGTCCAAAATATCATCAGCGTCATCCGATCCCGGCAAGCCAGATAAGCCAGACATCAAAATTAAAACGCCTAATGCAATCAATCTTTCTTGAGTTGGTAGTCGTTTTAAAAACTCAAGGTAATTGATGGTAAAAGTCTTAAACGTGAACAGCGTTGATCCAACAGCTCCTCTAGCCCAATTTGGCCTAGATGATTTTGAATAAATAAATTGAGTTTGATTTACGGCATCTTCAGCAAATTTAAACGGATTAGCGTGTTGGTTTTCTTTTGCCAGCTTGTAAGCAGCAATAAATGCAACTCGACGGTTATAACCTTCAGTTAAAGAAAATAACGACCCCCATGCTTTTTGTAATGGCCTAATCATGGCGTTGCTAGCCATCGATGTGCGCATTGATTCACCATAAAGCATGTGAAGTTCATGCGGCGCAGTAACACCTTCTTCTTCCGCGCGTCTTAATGCCATGCCTAAATCGCCGCCAAGCGCTTTAACATTTTTGTTTGCCGCAAGTTTCATGGCATCGCTTAAAATTCCGGCAACTTGCTTTGTTGATCCAAATTGATGCAAATAAGGAAGTGTAGTTGTTAGCGTTTGAGTAGTATTAACCATTGCTGATGCAAATGATCCGCCTAGGTACCAAGCAAACAATAATCCTCTTACTTGTGAGCCGGATTCAGATGGGTTTTGGACAAAGTTATACATGTCCACAGCCTCATCAATTACATCGCCTTTTCTTTTATCAATCTCACTAATAGCAGTAACTAATTTACCAAGATTATAGTTTTTAGAAGCTGCCCTCGCATTGCTTGTTACAAACGAGGCAAGTATTCTTTGCGGGTCTTTTGCAAATCCGGGTATTTTTTTGCGCTTAATTAATCGCTTCATGGCTGAGCGATTATTTACTGCCATTGCTAAATACATTTGAAATGCTTCATCTTGTTCAACATTCATCATTTTTGCAAAAGCTTCCATTGTTTCAGGAGTAACACCTTTAAACATTTCCCAGCTTTTTTGAGACAGAATGCCTTGCGAAATTGTTGTGTCCGGATATTCGTCCACTAACGCTTTAGCCATTTCATTTGCTTCAGCCTCAGTTTCAAACATTCCAAAAAATTCTCTATTTCCAGTTTCTTGATTAACTGCATCAACAGTAAATTTACCAAACCGCATTAATGGCGCATAGCCGTTTGATTGCAAATTTTCAATTTGTTTTACTTTACCGTTAAACAAATCAATATCTTCCTGTTTTGTTAATTGATCTGTATAAAATTTAGCAGTGCTTCTCAAGCTTAGGCTTTGCGAGGCAATATCTAATTTTAATGATCTGGCCAATCTAAACATTTCAGATTTAGCTAACTCATCTAAAGAATGATTAACTGCGGAAAAGAATTCGGCATACATTGTGCGCTGCTCATCAGAATAACCAGCTGCTTCTAACTCCGCATCGGTCATTGGAGTATCGCTTAATGTTGTCTCAAAGATTGCATCAGCAATTTTCTTAGCATCTTTAATGCGCTTAAAACCTTTTCCTACTACCTCTTTTGCAACCTCAGACAAGCTTTCTGTTTTGGGCAATAATGATGGAGCATAATCGGCCGATTCATTTGCTAGTCGCGCGGTATCATTTTCAAAATTCAATGAAGCTTCAAAAACATTTCCAAAATCTTTATTAATTAGTGCTTTGTGGTGTTGCGTACCAACAGTCAAATGCCATTTGTTAAAAGTTTTTGATGACTTAATTTGATTTTGAATGGCATCAATTGCTTTGTTTTGCAGGTCTGTAAATTGTTTGCTATAACGAATATCTGGATTTGTTTCGCTAAATTCACCAAAATTATCTAATGATTTGATCTGCTCAGGCTTAAATGTCACCACCCATTTGTCATTAGTGTTTGGCTTATTAAATTCAACACCATCGTTCGTATCACGAATACGCTGTTTTTCTACGCGCTCCAAAAATCTGTTTGTTACTTTTGGGTTTTCAACCTTTAAATAAACAGAGTAGATCGTTGGTGCTTCACCTTTATTATTTGCGTACTGGTCTGACTCTTTAACATTAGATGTAAAATAAGCGCCATTACCAAGCAATGCGCCGGTATTAGTTCTAAACACTGGTTGCTGAAAACGCTTTGGTGTGCCGTGATACATTGGAATTGGCCTGCCATTCTCATCAACTATTTTAGAATCGCCAAACCATCTCCAGAAGTTGCGAATATTATCTTGTGTCTGGTGTATTAATTGGCCATTGCTATTGCGTGTTGGGCGCTGGATTCCGTCAACATCAATAGTTTCAGGAATGTTTTCTTCAGTAGGCGATACAGTTTTTGCTGTTTTAGAAACAGGCGCTGCTTTTGCATTGGCGCCATATTTTGATAAAGCATATAAATCTGCCGGCGTTAATGTTTTGATAAAACCCATGTCTAAACCATGACGTAACAATGTCATGCGGATTGCAGCAATAAAATCACCAATAATCTTTTTAAGATCAACCGGCAAATTTTTGTATTCAGCGACAAGATAAGCGCCAAATTCTTCAAGCCTGTCTGTTATCGGAGTATTTGCTTCAATAACGCGTTGTGCTGCACGCCGTTCAATAGCAGAACCTTTGCCGCCTCTAGCTAATTCAAACTGTTTTCTTAGTTGATTTTCAAATTTATCAATTGCTGCTTTCGTTTTGGCGTCAGTAAATTCTGCGCGATGATATAGTTCGTGCGCCAAGACAGAACCAAAATTGTCTTTATTTAACATGTCAGCCACTAACACCAATACATCGTTTTTAGTGTCATAATAAGCTTCCACGCCCTTATCGCTAGTGGCAATGATTTTTAGCTTTCCGGTATCAACCAGCTTTTTAACTCGGCCGGGCAGCATTGATTTAATTTCAGCAACGGTTGATCCTGTTGTTTTCGCGGACTTGCTGTATTTAATACCTTTTTTCTCAAAGAAGGTCTTTCCTTGATCTTTGCTGACAGGCTGCATGCTTCCGGCAATTGGATATAAAGCTCGAATAACCTCCTGAACATCTTGGTGAGGCACTCTAACGACCATTTCCGATCCGCGTTTATAAAAGTTGCCAAGCAAATCAGTCAATCGTTTGTTATTAAAATAAACGGAGCCTTTTGCTTTTGATGCAGGAACATATAAATTATTTCCGGCATTAGAAATAATCAACTTAACTTCATTATTACTTGATCGCAATGATTTGATTGAAACATCCATATCATTAACAAATTCAATTGCCATATCCGGTGAGTCAAAAATTATCGGCTTGGCCTCAATTGCTTGTTTTAAATCAAACTTCTTAGGCATTAATACGCCTTGATGAATTTCTCCCGCATCATCAGTGTAATTAACAATTTGGCCGGTTTTATTAAAACCATAAGCCGCAAGCATGTTGCCAGTTAATATTGTCCGCTGTTCGCGTGTTGATGATTGGCCTTCCTCTAGCGCCTGTTTTACTGTATCAATTGGTTCTTTTTCAATAGTCCAGCGGGTAGCGTCTTGTTGTGTAGATAGCTTGCTTAGTGGAATTACAAGCTGTTTTGCTGCATCAGCAACATAGATAGTTACTTTCCATTGTCCTTGTGCAAAATAATTTTTACCAGCACCTTTCTTTTCAAATTTTCCAGTAATCCCTAGATATTGAACGCCATTTGGAGATGTAATTAATACACCTCTGCCCGGCATAAAGTTGCTATACATTTGATCAAGATTTTCATGCAAAGCTCGCAATCCGGCAATTGCTGAATTCTTGCGATCAATAGCCAGCTGATCGCTATCATCCATTTTTTCTATTTCGGATGACGCCAGCTCATATTCTGATTTAGATTTTTCCAAAAACGAATTTAATGCTTTTTGCTTGCTTTCACCGTCTGTTATGCCTTGTTTATTAATAAGCTCTTTAATCTGTTGGGATGTATAAGGTTTGCCAAGTTTTTTGACATCAACAGTTTTTGCAATAACAGGCTCAGCAAAAGGCGAATCACTGTCTCCAATTGGCTCAACAACAACTTGATCATTAATTGTTTTGGCTTGTAAGTCCATCGCATGGGCTTCAAGCTGGTTTTCACCTGTTTTTGTAAGCATATCGATATAATCGTTATACTCATCTTCAATAGCTTGATACAAAGCATCTTGTTCCTTTAATGAAAGAACAGGAATCCTTCCGGATACTTTTGCGATAGCACCTTCTTTGTCGAAATCACTTCCAAGCGGTTCGCCTAGAATTTTATGTATTTCTGGATTGTCGCGCATGATTGAAGCAACAACCTCGTCACCATATTGGTTCATAAAATCAGGAACATCTTTTGCTTTAACAGCGGATTCTTTTCCAGCAGTTGTATTGGCATTTAACATGGCCATTTTTTTAGCCAAAATTGCGGACGGTCTTTTTTCAGCAGGAATATCAGCTGCTAATTGCGAATATGACGGCAAATTTAATTGCCCAGTACGATTAACCCGGCCAAGCATTTGCATGTGCGTATCAATGTTCAACTCTGGCTGAGCAACAATCATGTGTCGTTTGCGCGTATCACCCCCAACTTTTGGACTTGAATGTAACGAAATACCAGTGGAGCCGGATTGATTTAAAATAATGACATCAATTTTTCCATTGTTAAAATCATTAATAATTTTGCGCTTGCCAGCAGGCGTTTTTTCTTGTCCCGATCTTATTTTATAAGTTGGCTCACCTTTTGAATAATCAACACCAGCTGTTCTCCCGGTAATCTCATTTGATTTATAACCGGCTTTTTCTAATTCATTGTGAATGTAATCAATTGGAGAAATTGGAAATTCACTAAAATCAAAACTATCAATTAATTTTATAATTTTGTTAAATTGGCGAACAGCTAATGGCCCTAATTCTTCATTGGTTAGCTCCCTGGTTTCTTTCTTTCCATAAGCATCACCAATTGATACTCGTTTTGATTTGTTGGCATAACGTTTTAAAAGATAACCAACATCTAAATCAATGACATCGCCAACATTCAAACCTGTATCTTCAGCATATTCAGAAATAACACTACCCATTGTGTTTGATAGTGTAATTACTGGTTTTTCACCACGCTTTAATGCAGAAATAGCTTCGTCAATTGCTGGTTTTGTTTTTAGCAATAAAAGCATTTGCCCAATCATATTGTGCATAACACTTGAAAAATTAGCTGAACTTGCGCCAACTGAGCCAGTAGCCATATCGCTGCGAATGGTGCCAGCCTCAGCCTTTAATTCTTTGCTTATTTCTTTTACTGCTCGCTGTTTTAGTTCATCAAATTTCATGATTTCACGCATGATTTCTGATGATTTCTCAGCCATATTTTTATTTACTTCAACATTTGATGTTTCATAAACAATACCATCAAATGATTTTTCTCGACGAATGTATTGCCCAGATTTTGCAAGCATTGAGGCAACAGCTTGTTGCAAAGGAACTCCGCCAGCAATTAATGATTCTTGCAAAACATCCGGGTTTGCAATTAAACCCATATCAGTCTTTGAATACAAATCCAACACATCTGGACGTTTTGCATAGGTAGCCGATGAATAAAACACACCTTTTGCTATGCTTACCAGTTTTCTAGCCATAGCTGCGCGACCAATTGATTCGCCTTTTTTATCAACAGCTCCGCCGCCAGCATTATGGCTTTCATCAAGAATAAGCAGCGCATTGTCGCCCATGCTCTCCAGAAATTTCATTCTTTCTGTTTCCGCGCCTTTTACGGTTTGCATTTGGCTATAAGTAGTAAAAATAACATCAGCGTCAATCAATTTTCCTTGATTAGCCATGTTGGCCATTAATTTATTTTGTTTGGCCGAAGTTCCA